TGCTGCGTCCTGCCGATGCTTTGCGCCAGCCGAGCCTGTTCTTGTGTGAGCTGTGACGTGTCCACTCCGGCAGCTTGCAGAGATGCCGAGAGCTTCTCGATCTGCGCCGAATAGCGGGCAACAGCAGCCGTGTTGCCCTTTCCCTGGGCATCAGTAAGCCGCGATTGTGCAGATTGCAGGCGTCCGATGTCAGCCGATTGGCGCTTGAGCTTTGACAGGCTAGCCCCGAGGTCATTGACCTTGCGAGAGATGCCACCGAACACACTGCCGACCGACGACGACATTGCCGCGCCGATCTGGACTGTTGCTGAGATGTTGCGATTAGCCATGCTTCGGTTTTGGAATGAGCGTCACCCATTCCAAGAACTCGTCATGGGGCAGCTCGTCAATTTCGGAAAGAGGCCAACCGGTGTAGTTGGCTAGAAAAAGAACGCAGCGTTTCAGGTCGTCTTTTTCTTGCCACTGAAACCCGAAAGCGCGTCTTGCAGCTTAATATAGTCGGCAAGGTCGAGCGACTCGATGGTGTCCGGTGTGAGCTGCGACAGGTTCGCCAGGAGCGTGATCTCAGCTTCTGCGCCATCGCGTCCGCCAGCGCTGGCGACACGCATGTCTTTCACGGTCGGGCGGCGTAGCTCGATCTCGTTTAGAGTCGCGCCGTCGGCTTTGACAGGGTAATCGAGTTTGATGCGTGGCATGGCTTAGATTCCGATTGCGGCACGTTGAGCGGCGAGACGATCAACGCCATTCACGATGCGTTTCATGTTCAGAACGTCGATGTCGTGAAGGCGCACGCCATCGATGTCATAGGCGAACTCGCGAATGTCCATCGTCAGAGAAACGCCAGCCTTTGCGCCAGCCGTGACAGCATCCCATTCAACGCTGCGGATCGTGCCGCGCTGCGTGAATACCTCGGCTTTCACTGTGCCGTCGAGGTCTTCGAGAGCGCCACGAACAATCAGGCTGAACGTCTGGCCTTGGCCTACGCCCCACAGGCGAAGAGCCTCGGCGGCAATCTTCGACAGCTTGAAGGTTGCCTCCATCTTCTCTTGCCCCATGTCGAGCGCGACACTGGTGTCCATGCCGCCAGCGCGGAAGTCCTCAACCTGGACGGCGAGAGTTGGAGCCTGGTATTCCTCGACATTCCCGGCGAAGCCGAAACCATCGAGGAACAGGTTGAAGTTTTTACGGATTTGAGCAGCGGCAGCCATGATCGTTCAAGTGATGAGGGTTGAGGAATTAAGCGAGGATCTCGGTGATGTAGTCGTTCACCAGGATCGAACGGAAGATCACGTTCTCGGCTGGGTAAGGCGGGGTGAACTCGAAATTGAAGTAAACTTTGCCCTGCGAGATGTTTGCCGGGCTGTTGAGGTCCGGGTCAGGCCAGCACTTGCCGCCGAGCACGGCCCCGAGATTCGTCAGCGTCTTGAGGTAAGCGTTCACGCTCTCGGTGACGTCTTCGAGGTAGGTGCGCGAGATGTTGCGGTCAACGGCCCACAGGTGAGCGCGAAGGATCGAATCGTTGATGAGGTCAGCAGTGCGACGAACGGAGATGAACGCGAACTTCGGATCGGCGCTGGTCGTGCGATTACCCCACAGGCGATTTCCGTTCTGCTTGATGATGGTCGTGATGTTCGCCTCGTTCAGCAGGTTTGCTGGGCTGGTCGGATCTCCAAGGCGGAAGCCAACAGCGCGAGACGTGCCGGTGAAGCCGAGGATTTCAAGGTTCGAAGGAGACCACCAGAAGCCGCGCTCATAATCGGACTTCGCGGTTGCTCCTGCCCATGCGGCGGATGGCGCATGATCGACGCCGTCCTTCACGAGCCACGGGTCGATGATGGCGAGGCGGTCAGAACCGAACTGTGTAGCGTAGTTGATCGCGTCGGCGTCGCCGGTGTTCGGACCATCGGCAAAAGCGAAGGCGCGGAGCTTGTTGGCGCTGCTGATAAGAGCGTCGGCCACAGTCTTCTCATACGAGAACTCAGGCGCGATGAGGATGCGCGGCACGAGGCCGGTCACGCTCTCGCTGTCGAGCAGCATCTCAATGCCAGCGATGATGTTTGCCTTCGTGACTTCGGCATCGGCGTCAGCCTCCACGCGAACGACCACGATGACGGCTCCGACTTGATCGAGAATGTCGTCGAGCGCGGAAGGGATGGTGCCAGTCAAACCAGCGCGGGCAGCTTCGGCGCGGGAAGACGCCACGCGGTAAGGTGTGTCGAGCGGGAAGGACTCATCGAGGCCACCTTGCAAGCGAACGGTCGCGGAAGGTGTGACAACGCCAGAGCCACCGCTGGTCACGTCCACAAGTGCAGCGATTGCGGTGTTTGCGTCCAGTGCGGTCTTGATCGTTGCGGGCGTGCTGGTGATCTGACCCGATACGCCGGTAGCAAGATTGACCGTGATGGCCTTGTCACTCAGAGAGACGGACAAGGCGGCAGAGTTTGCGCCAGGATTACGCAGTCGGACGGAAATCGCGTTGCCTGCGATGCCTCCGGTGGCTGCGGTTATCGTCAGAGCGCTCGTGCCTGTGCCCAGTGTAACACTGGCGGCGACATCAGATTCAGCATCAGGCGCGGTGCCGACGAGGCCGATGATGGCGCTGTTTACGGTGCGGATGGGGCGTGGGCCATCCGTGATTTCGACAACTTGGACGCCATGAAGGAATTGCTCGGGCATGATGTGATTTTAGAAGGTGGGTTTCGAGTGTCTTGTGCGGTTGGTTCCGGTTACGTTTTGACAATCCAATTAAGCGCCATCGAGGGCTGCATGTTGTTGTGGGCAGTGCCTCCGCCTGTGCCGCCGACCTGCTGGCCTAGCGTTGCTGACGGCGTTCCTGTAAAGGCCGTTTGGTTGGCGTTTGAGACCGTACTGATCATGATGCCGCCAGTAATTGATGACGGTGCGGTCGCCTGAGCAAACGAAGACGTTCGGAACGGGTGGCCATGTAGCGGCATTTGCGCCTCGGTGAGCATATGATCCTCGGCTCCTACCTTTGCTCCATGCGTGCGTGCTGTAAGACCTGAGCCGGTGCCCGTGCCGATGATTGACCTGCCGCGCATGTCCGGCAAAGTAATCGTCTTGTTGGCCGTCCAGTCTGCCGAGGCTGATTCGCCTCGACCTCCTGATACCGGAGCGTCGGTGTTAGTCAGCGAGTTCCACAGCGCAACAAACAGCTCCTTGAAGTCAGCGCTGGCACGCGTTGCGGCGCTGGAGGCGCTGCCTAAGGTGTCACCGTTGAACATCAGCCAGCCGGTCGGCGCTGCGGTCAAGATCGTGGCAATGACTGTGCCTGTCATGCCTTCGGAGAGTTGGAGTGTTCGACGTTTGCTCATAAATCATTTTTGGGTCAGTCCTTCATAGACGCGGGCCATGTATTCAGCGTGCGAGTGCCAGATTTCATCGACCTGTGGAACGTATGTTCCGTGAATCGTTTCGACCTTCATCCCGGCTTTCAGGTGCAGCGACGATGGCGAGTAAAGCCGCATGGTGCTTTCGGGCGTTGGCGAGTTTGACGCGCAAGCGGTCAAGGCGAGGCCGCTCATCAGGACGAGCGCGAGCTTCGAGTTCAATGATTTCATCGGTCAGCTTTTCGAGTTCTTCGGACTGCCGCCACGCCAGCCACAAGGGGAACGCCCGCAAGGCTGCCGTAGCAGCGGTGATGAATGCGGCAATCGTGCCCATCAGACGCCGCTCTTGTTGCCGTCCTTGGCCGCGAGAAGTCCCATGCCAGCGAGCACGGCCACAACTTTGGACAGGTGCCCTTGGTATTCAGGCAGCCAGGTTTCGACGATAGTGGTCACGATAACGACTGCGCCGATGAGTGATGTTTTCCAGTTTTTGATGATGTAGTTCATGCGTTTTGTTCCTGCGGATGATTTGTGTGTCCGTCATCATGCGGTCCGCAACCACATGAACACGGTGATGTAAGGTTGAAGGTTGTTGTGGGCTTGGCTCCCTCCGGTGTTTGCTAAACTCGCGCTGCCTGGTCCGATACTATAGTCGAAGCCAACGACGCCAACGCCTCCCGCGCCACCACCCACGCCATCATCGCCACGCACCGCAGCCGTGTGCGTGTGCGCTGGCATTTCCGCCTCGGTCAAAACGTGCGTCTTTGCGCCTCCAGTCTTGTCCAGCGCGTTGAACGACGCGTCTGCTGGATCGAAGCCGACTTTGACGCGTCCAACTCCATACCGCTCCCATGTGCCGAATCCTAGCCATGTCTTAGGATCGCCAGCGCGGCGCGTTTCCAGGATTTCGCCGACTGGATAATCCCGCTTCTTCATCACAACCCACAGTGCATTTAAGTACGTTGCATTGGTGAGCAGTTCGAGGTTTGAGCGAGCAGTCTCTTTATTCGGCACGTCTGATAAATTGTTGACAGACTTCAAATAATCGTTCTCGCCAGCAGGTTCGTTCTGCACGACGAGGATCTTCGATCCGTCTGCGTAGCTCGTTGCCAGAGTGATCGTCGTCGCATTCGTCGCTGTCCAATCGCCGGGATGCAAGCGCACACCCTCGATGTAAACGGCGGAATTGTCGGTCGTGCAAATCGCCAGCGTGACGGTTGTTTGGGATGTCGCAAGAGTCTGTTCTTCTTGGATCAGTTCAACCACGACATTCACATCGGTGGCGTCTGCCCATTCGGTGTCACCATCGGCATTCGACGCCTTGCGAAGGATCTGATTGGTTGTGCCTCCCGGCAGTAGCGCAGTCAGATTGAAATTAGCATCCACCCACGAGCGCGATGCAACGATGATGCTGGTGTCCACCTGGAGCGTGATTGCGCTGGTGTTCGACACGTTCAGAATCAAGCGCACGATCATGTCGAGAGTTGCGCCTTCGGCAGCGGTCGGCTTGTAAACGGCAGGATAAGCAGCCACCGCAATGAGAGCGCCCGTGTTGTCAAAAAGGCCGATCTCGCGCACTGTCCAGCCGCCCTGATTTGCAGGAATGACAAGCTCGGCGAGCACACGCGTGTTGTTAACCGGGTCGATGTCCACGCGGTTAAGTGCAGCGGTATAGACAACGCGGGCCAGGTTCGTCCACGATGGGTTTGGCGTAACAGCGTTGCCGTTGCCATCGCCAATTTTGCCCGTCGTGATGTTCACGCTGGTATTGTTAGCGACGGCGTCGGCAATCTTGGCGAGGCCGAGTGTGGTGAGGATGGCTTCGTATGGCATGGTCAAGCTGGCGGTTCAATTTGTGCTTCCATGCCGGAGAGGGTTACACCTCCGACATAGATGAGCACGGGGTCAGTGTCGGCAAGGAAATCGGTTCCGACAAGTTCCGAGCGTGCGTTTTTTTGCAGCAACGCGATTGATGTTGCGCGTTCAATCGCGTCTTCGATCACAGCGCCACCCGCCGATTCGCCAGCACGAATTTTGAACCGCAGTCGAAACGTGTAGGCTGTGCCGGTTGCCTCGTCGATCTCGACCTCGTAGCCAAGCCGCTCAAGTGCTCGGCGTAGTGCGCCGACTGTGCCTTTCTTGCGGTGTTGGTCAATGCTGGCAGCAATGACTTGGCGCTGTGTCTCGACCGGCCAAGTCGTGCCCCACTCATCCACGCTGAGCGCCCATGCCAGCCACGGAAGAACGCTTTCGGGGCAGGTGTAAGGAGTCCAAAGCTGTTTTATTGGCACAGCCACGTCGCGCCCAGTTGCGAGCGAAAGTGCTCGTTCCTGCGGTGTTGCGTTCGGTGGCAAAAGGTCACTCATGCGGTGGCCGGTGTGATTGTGACGCCCGTGCAAAACGGCGCTTGAGCTGCGGTGCAAACGAGGTCGGCAGTGATCCCAGGTGATGCGAGCGTCACTCGCTCAACGCCACCGATGTGAAGCGCGGCATACAAGGCTGACAGCCGGATGTCAGCGCCGACCTTGTGCTGTGCGGCAACAAAAGCCGCGACGCTTGCCTCAGCGGCGGTCTTGACAAGCTCAGGGTCTGGACCGGGCAAAATGTAGATCGTGGCGATGACTGCATACTGCTGGATCGTCGCGGATTGCACCGTGACTTGATCTGTCAGCGGGCGCACGTCTTCGCCGTTGAGTACGGCCAGCACCGCACTTCTCAGATTTGTGTCGGCTGCTCCATTCCCAGCCTGAGCCAAGATTGTCACGAGCACATCGCCAGGATCAGTATCGGGCGGGCCTTGAACGCCCACGTCTTTGACGCCCTCAACTTTGAGCGCGTGATAGACATAACTGCCAATCGGACCGGCAGTGCTAAGACCTTCGAGCGAGAGCTGCGTGCGATAGCGAAGGCTGGCGTCGGTTTCGTAGGTGGCCGGAATTGGCGGAATCGCGTTTGCATCGCCAGCGTCGATGAGCTTCCGCGTCACGCCAAACAAGCCCGCCAGTTGCTCAAGGTCTGCTCCGGTCGAGTAGGCCAGCATGACGGCCCGAGCGCCATCGTTGACGCGCTGGCGAATCAACAGCTCACGATAAGCTGCGACTTCGAGGATCTTGTAAGCCGGATCAGATTCAAGTAGCGCAGTAAACGACGGGTCACGGGTCCGCAAATCGGCCAGCATCTCGGTGAAGATCGTCTCAAACGAGAGCGTCTCGACAACGTCGGGAGCCGGGAGAGTGGAAAGGTCGATGGGTGTGTAACTCATGCGGTGACAACGATGCCGTCGAGAGTGATGGGTTCGCCGGTTGGTGTATAGGTAGCCTCAAGCTCGATTTCTACGCAGCCAGCTTCTGCGGCAGTGATGCCGACACGCCGAGGCGAAATGCGCGGTTCCCAGCGTAACAGCGCCTCGATGGTTGCCGCGTAGAGTTGCGCGATAGTTCCACGGTTGAGCGGTGCGTCAACAAGCTGGAACAGCCGCGAGCCGTAGTCACGACGCATCACGCGACTTCCGAGCGGTGTCGTCAGGATGTCGCGAATCGACTGTTTCAGGTGGTCAAGGCCGGAAAGCGGCTTGCCCGTCGTGGCGCTGGTGCCTCGCATGTTGCAAGGATGCCGCCCGGCTGAGATGTGGTCTTGTGCGGTTGGTTCCGGTCGAACAGTCAGGCTTCGCGTTCACGCAAATCTCGCCTGCCAGCGGGCAAGGAACGGCGTCAATGGCCCGCCTTCCCCGTCCGCCATGCGACACTTGCAGGCCTCGGCCTTGTCGCATTCAATCCATGCACAGCCAGGCTCGTAGTGGAGGCGCGGCGTCTGCTTCTGGAGTCGGCAGACGGTCCCGGCCTCAAAATGGCTTTTGATTTGTTCCCAGGCGGTCATGGCCTTGGAGGTCGGTTGTCGATCAGCGTGCCGTGTCGCCGTGCATCCAGCACGATGCCGCATCCAGCCGCGACGTGCCCGAGGTGAAAGGCTCCGCTTTCAGGGTCGATGTCCTCGCCGTCGATGATGGCGTCGATGTGGCGCTTCATCGCTCCGAGGTAGGTCATCAGCTCGACGCGGTTCTCGCGCCAGTTCCACGGGCCATATTTTGCGGCTCCGAGAGCAAGAGCTTTGGCAGCTTCAGCGCTTAGAACTGGCGGCACAAGCTGGAGCTGCGTTTTGGCAGCTCCGGCCTGACCTTTCGGATCAGCGGTGTGTGGAGCGACAGGGTGGAGAATGATCAAACGATTTTCTGGTGGTTGTAGTTCTCTGCCTGCATGCGAGCGCGAACGGCTGCCAACGACAGCCCAAACGTGACTTGAAAATGCGGACCTTCGGGAAAGCTCTTCCAGGTTCCCGCCCACTCGATGCCGTGCTCGGCTGCGAGTTTGCCAAGCTGGCTGTAAAGATCCGCCGCCAGCGCCGGTTTGCGCTCGTCCAGATAGACGCCAGCTTGGAATAGCCCGAGGTCAATGGCGAGGCCGTAGTTGTGCCAGGACGAGCCAGGGCGGGCCTTCGTGACGATGCGACCCGGCTTTGCGCGTCCCTGGGCATACAGAGCGGCCTGTTGCTGCCACGAGCGAAGGCCGGAAATGACTTCGACCGTGACGTTGCGTTTCGCCATCAGCTCTTGAGCAGCGACGACGAACGGTTCCAGCTTGGCGCGGGCTTTCTTGTTGAGGCTCGCGAGATTTTCAAGGGTGCGTTTGGTGAACATAGGCTTTTGGCAATGACGATGAGGCGCCGAGTTTCCGGCGAGGTTTCAAGAGTTTTTCGATCAGATTGACCATATCAGCCAAGGCATGAATGCCTCGGAAAATTACGCCAAGAACGAGCAAAGCGAGGGTGAACAGAAGGATCTCGGCCATACCTCAAACAGGTTGCCCAGTATTGCCGCCGCCCGTTTGCACGCCGCTATGAACGTGCGTTTGAAGCGTGACGTTCCCGCCTTTGATGAGGCCGGTCGAAGTGATTTTTCCGGTGACTTCCACGTCGCCCGTGATCTTGATCTTGCTGCCTGAGAGTTCCAGCACAGCAGAGCCAACGACGACTTTTGCCTTGCCATCCTCAAACGTCACAGCGCAGTCGCCACAGGTGACACGCCACTTGCCACCGCTCGGAATGTCAATCTCGCGGGTGTTGGCTGCGGTGCCGTTCGCCGGGTTCGCTTCGGTGAAGATCGCGCCGCGCTGGATGTATCCAGCATTACCTGTGCCGCCAGGATTGATGACGCTGACTTGCTCGCCGACTTTTGGATGCCCGTTCCATTCTTTGATGTCTCCGGCCTGCGTAGTTTGCCACGGCAGCGGCGCGGTGATGTTATTCTCGCCGAAAGACACGCGAGCGCGGCCTGCGACGATGCTGTGAATGGTGCCAACGCGAATTAGGTTCGCGATGCGGCTTTGAAGGTCGGATAGTTCTGCGCTCATGTCGAATGCCGTCACCAAGGAATGTCGTCAAAATCATCAGCCTGACGAGTTTGCGCTGTCTGCTGTTGTGGAGCCGGTTGCGGCTGCGGAGCTGGTCTGTCACCATAGCCACGCTCGCCACCTTGCTGCTGCTGTCCGCTCCCCAGGAACTGCACGCCCTCGGCAATAACGCGGAGCTTGCTGCGCTTCTCGCCGGTCTGCT